TGGAGAATAAATATGGATTTAATTTTAAAACCTAGCAATGGAATGATTAAGAACGCAACAAAAAACATTAGACTAACAGACGCTATTGCTAAGGTTGACAAGTCACCAGATAGTAGCTTTGTGTCTAAACTAGCAAAGAATATTAAGACAATATCTGCTCCAGTACCAAGATACTTTGAGAGTGCTAAGCAAATCTCTACATATGCAGAGCCAGAGTATGATCTATCTTCTACATTTAAACTATTAAAATATGAACCTTACTTTCTAAAAGCTACACAGAAAAAACAAAATCTACTTACTAAATCTGGAGTAAGCATCCAAAGTAATGATGATGAAATTCGTGAGTATTTAGAGGCAAGGTTTTCTCTTATGTTCCTCCAAACAGGGAAGTCCATTAAAGAGATTGTTAATCAAATTGCTTACTACCTTATTGTATGCAGTAATGCTTTCTTAATTAAGGTAAGAGATAAAGATTTCCAATATGGATCTAGTTACTTAAAAGATAATAAAGAAATGCATCCTGTAGTTGGACTATTCCCTGTTCATCCTACAAGTATGAAGCCTAGATTTAAAAGTGTAAACCTAGCTAAAGGAAAGTATCAGTTAGTTATTGATAAATGGATTCACTTTAATGCTAGAGGAGAAACTGTACAGTTTAATCCTGATGACGTAGTTCATTTCACTATGTTAAAAGAAGACGGAATGATATATGGAATGCCAGAAGTTGTTCCTGTTATTGATGACATTAGAACTCTTCGTAAAATCGAAGAAGATGTTCAGCTATTAATATATAGAGACTTATTTCCTATTATACATTACACAATTGAGAATCCAGTAGTAATTGATCCTCAGTCGGGATGGACAGAGTTAGATAAAGCTAAATCTGACTTAGAGAACATTATACAAGATGGTGGCATTGCAACATCTAACACACATAAGATAGAGTTTGTAGGTAATAAAGATAAAGGTATGGATGTTAAGCCTTACTTAGAATACTTTCAACAGAGGGTATTCTCGGGCCTTGGAGTGTCTATGTCTGACATGGGGTTAGGTAAAGACATTAGTGGTAATACTGCTAGTTCTATGTCTAAGCAAATGACAGACGCTGTTAGATTTATTCAGAGCGAGATTAGCAGGCAGTTCAATGAGCTAATTCTATTTGAAATGATCCTACAGTCATCTTTTGGCATACAAGGACTGAGACTAGAAGTTGCTCCTAGATTAGAGTTTATTGAAACTGATATTGAATGGAAGATTCGTAATGAGAACCATCATGCAGACCTATTTGCTAAAGGTGTTCTTGATATTGATGAAGCTAGAAATGCAATTGGAAGACCAGCCCTTAAAGAAGAGCAGTTAACTAGAACTCATGCTGGACTATATGGACAACTAGAAACAGATCAACAGCTTCAAGCAGATGATCATCTAACGAGACTTAGTGCTGCAGTTGCACCAAAAGAAACAACTCAGTCTAAAACAGCTACCGGTGGAACTAGTAAGAAGACAAAGAAAGCTTCTGTACCTATGCCTAGCGCTCCAAAGAAGTCTGCTGCTGATAGAGACTCAGTTAAGAGCGCTAAGAGTAACTCCAATATAGTTAAATCAATGAGAGACTCTGCTACTGATAGCATATCACTATCCGATCAATTTAGAGATACTGTTGGTAAAGCTATAAAAATTGAAGATAAAACTAAGCGTAAACTAAATATAATGTTAGCTACTAAATGTACTTATGATATTATTAAGTCAGACATGCAAGATAGTTTCTATGAAGGTATTCTTGATGCTAGAAAAGATATTGGTAAACTAGAAGACTCTAGTGAAATAAAAATCATGCACAACATCTTTGAGTCCTTAGATAGAATTAGAGATGATGTAAGTGAGAAGCTAAATAAGGATTCTGAATACATCAATAAAGCATCTGCAAGAATTAGTATGGCAGCAAAAACTGAAAAAACAAGAGCATATAATTATGGATATGCAATGACTTGCGTTAATAACAATAGAAATGAGTTTATTATTTATTCTAATAGTAATGATGTTTCTGGAGATAGCGCAGAACTAATTGGTAAAGAGGTAATTTTAAGTAACAGAGAAATGCTTACTAAGATACCACCATTTAGACCAAACTCAAGGTTAAGAATTAAAATTAAGGAGTTAAGCAATGTCTAGAAAGAAAAAAGTTGTTGAAGTAGAAGCTAAAGAGGTTGTTGTTGAAACTATTTTAGATGTAGTTAAACCAGTAGAGACTAAAGAAGCTGAAGAAGTTAAAGTTGAAGAAGTTAAAACTGAAACCGAAGAAGAGATCAAAGAAGAAGAGGAAGTTAAAGAGGACACAGTATCTGCTGGAGAAGTTAAGGAAAAAGAAACTGTTGTTCTTGTAAACTTTTCTAGAAGATCTAATTTTAGCTATCTTAATGGACAGGAAGCTAAAGTGTTATTTATCAATAAAGCTGAGGCTATTGTAGAAACTTCTACTGGCAAATTTATAGTTTCTCTTAATAACATCAAGAGGTAATTGAATGGTAATTAATAAGGACTCCATAAAGCTTCTTGAAACTATGTCTTTTAATATTCCAGAACCTGTTCTGGTTAAAATTGAAGATAGTCTTAGAAAAGATCAGGAGCTATTAGTTACAATTGATGCTAGTCACTTGGGTTTCCGTAATGGAAATGGAACTATTTACAGACATGATACATTACAAGATGATATTCACACGTTTGTTTATCCACATCCAAAGCCTATTATCGAGAAGCATAGACTAAAAACTTCAGAGAAATATGGATCTATCATAGCAGCTGATTTAATGTTAACTGATTTCTATAATCAAATCAGTAACGATGTTGACCTTGAAGGGCTAAGTACACATGAGTATATCTCTATGTGTAAGGATCATATTTTGCCGTTTCAGGCAAGAAGAAGTGATTTTAATGGATTGGCTTTTGTTCAAGTAGTTGGTAAAATAGATCATAAAGGTGGAATCAAAAGAATTATTGATAAAGAATTCTTTGGTGTATCCATTGGAGCAGCACCTAAGCGATTAATTTGTTCTGAATGCTTACAAGATCAAACAACAAAAATTTGTAATCACTATGCAAGAAAAGGCAATGGTGTCTTTATGCTTGCAGAGTCTCTTGAATATGAAGAGCTATCATTTGTTGATAAGCCTGCTGATAGATTTGGCAAGGTTATTAAGATTCATGATGGTATAGAAGAAGTTATTCACGAATACGATGCTTCTGTTGCACGAGAGGCTAATATTGATGTAGTATATATTAAAGATTTTTTTAAACAAGCAGAAGGCAAAAAGATCGTATGCGTAAATAACATTTGCGCTATTATTAATCAGGAGGAAGAAAAAATGGAAAAAATTACACTTTCTCTTATTGATGAATTCACTGCTGAAGTAGTACTAGAAGCACTAAAAGGAATCAAGCTTGAAGATGAGCAAGTAAACCTTTTAGATTCTATTAAACTTTCAGATGAAGAAACTGCCTCTCTCACTTCTCGTCAATTTGCAATTGTGCAAAAAACAGGCGATAATGAGAAACGTAGATTTCCTTTAAACAATGAGTTCAATGTAAGAGCTGGTTTATCTTTGATTGATAAAGCAGAAGACCTAACTGAATCAGAAGTCAAGAAAGCAAAAGCTAAGCTTGAAAAAGCTGCTGAGAAGTTCAACATTAAAATTGAAGACTCAACAGAAGAAACAACTGAGGTGGTAGTAGCTCCTGTTGTCGAAGAAACAACCGAAACTCAAGAAACTTCTAAGCTAGAGAAAATTCTTGATGAACTAAAAGGCATCCTAGAAGAAGAAAAGAAAGTTGAAGTTATTGAAGATTGTGAAGAAACTACATCTCCTAAACAAGATGCTGTTATTAGAATTTTTAATATGCTAAAATGGTTTTCAACAGATCTAGCTATTGCTGGTAAGTCTTTGAATGAAAGCATTAGATCATTCCTAGAAGATCAAGGCGAAAAAGCTATTGCAAGTGGCATGTATGATGAGCTTCAAGAAAAAGCTACTAAGCTTGAAACAATTGAAGTTGACTTAAATGCTATTAAGACAGATAATGAAACCTTGAAGAGTGAAGTTCTAAGCCTTAATGATGAACTAGAGATTCTAGAAGAAAATAATAAAGAACTTAATTATGAGTTAAGAGTTCATTTAGTGGACGAACTTATTACTTCTAAGATTGCTTGTGATATCCTACAAGACGAAGAAGCAGAAGCTGAAAAAGAAAATCTTATGAAGATTCCTTATAACGCACTGATGTCACAGGTAAAAGATTTTCGTAAAATGACTGCTAAGTTGAAAGACTCAGTTAATAACAGACTAGAGATAAGAACTGTTCCAAATCCAACACTTCAGGATTCTATGACTGAAGAGACTCAAATGCCCCTTGAGACTAAAAAGAAGGATTCGAAACAGCTTGAAAGTGATCTTGTTAGATCATTTGTAAATTTATTTAGAAATTAAAGATAAAATGGAGGTTTAAAACCAATGACCGTTGTAAAAGGCACTAATTACTTTGGAAATCATGTAAAGGCCGATCAGATCCTACAAGGAAGTCCTAACTTCAATATCGAAGTATCTGAAGGTCAAAATCCTCCTGGTGAATTCTATCCTGCTGGATACCTACCAATCGTTCTCGACGAGAATCGTATTGCAGGTTCTGGATATGTAATTCTTCCAGGTAAGGTACTAGCTTATGACTCTACTAAGCGCATTGCTCCTGC